GGGCGGATGTACCAGCACCAACCAAGGTGACAGCCCAGTCTGAAGGTAGATAGGTGTTGAAGTCATTGAAGTACTCATGAGACCAAGTCGGGTCTTGCGTCCCACAGTTTGCCATTGTCTGCCACGGGGCAGCATTGGTCGAGCCTGTTGGGGTTCGTGTAGTCTTACCATTGAAAGGCATAGCAGTTTCCTTTGAAGTAACTCCGGCGAGTTACAATCCCGTAACTCGCCGGACATTCAATCAGCCAAATTACTTAGGCTGCGTTCGAACCAAACAAACCACGTGGGTTTGCCCAGAGGAACAAATAACGCTCATAGGCGCCGACCTTGAAGTTCCGTGTATCCGCATCATTATCCTCCCAGATATCCAATGCTTCACGCTCTTGCCAGATCATACCATCTTCGCAGTTGGTAGTGATGAACCAAGGGCCAGTCGCTGTCAGGTAAGGATTGCTGACGATACCACCAGTGAGCAATCCTTGCTGATTGATCGGATTGATGTCATTCAGGTTTGTGCCAACGTTCTTCGATGTTTTCAGGATCCGCTCTGCATTGAAGTAGTTATTAGGGTGAACAATCAACTTATCCCCCATCAGTGGTTCGATGTAACCACGATCATCCTTGGCTTGCATCATCAGGATCAGCATGTCCTCGATAGCTGCTTGGGATAATGCTGCATCAACCGCAAACTTGTTCTGCCATGTACCTGCAGTGAAGTTTGGGTGCGCCGCGTTCAGCAAACTCACACCGTCACCGCCTAAGTAGCTGGAGTTGAAGGCGCGATTGAAGACATTGGTCGCATTGATGTTTTTTGTTTCCGCAAAGGCTCGGCGTAACTTGTTGGTGCGATTCTTTGTGAGCTTCACATACAAGTTATCCATCAACTCTTCGTGAGTGGTGATGATTCCCAAGCCATAGGCGATATTCGTACCACGTGTGATAAAACCTTGTTGCATACCATCATACGTGATTGGTTGGCCTTCGGTCTTAACAGTAGCTAAGCCCAAACCGATGGACTGCACGTATTCTTCATAGTTCTTTTTGGACGTTTCCTTACGGAACATCAATGGAGCGAACTGCGGCGCGGAAGCTGCCGCAGAATCCCACCAGGCTTTTACACCTTCCCAAAGTCCCTTGGGATACGAGCCTGTGTTGATGATACTTGACATATACTACTCCTTAATTAGTTATCAGTTGCACAGATTAAACGCCAGCTGTGTTACCCATCAGTTCGTGCTGATTAATCATGACAAGCCATGCAGCATTCACACCATAGGCATTGTTAGGCTTTTGCACTAGACCTTGCAAGCGCAAGTTCAATGTAGAAGTCGTCGCAACTGACGCTGTATTCAATACCGTGGCCGAGTTTTGCTGTGGTGAAGTTGGATTCGTTACAGTAAAACTTGCATTTTTGTTGCAACTTGTTGCTGTCAATGCATTCAGCCCATCATCTGCAAGCTCGTACAGCACATCCATATCATCCACGACCAATACGTAGTAATCATGGGCCTTGGTTGCTGGGATATTCTGGATAGTCAGATCCAAGTTGACCCCAACGAGACTTGGGAGGTTAGGGCCGGCCACCAACACACCAACTACAATACCACGGATAGTATCAGTGCCATTGGTGATCTTGGTTACTGCTGGAATGCCATTCGCATCGCCATTGGCGGAGGACTTAACAGCATCCCCAACGTTGATTTGATTGGGCTCAGCAGCCTGGACAACGTATAAATTTGTGCCGCCTGTCCAAGCATTACCTGCTCGGTAGCGGGAGGGGACAAAGCCCCTAGGTGCAATGATATTTGCCATCTGGAATATTCCTTAAAGTGGGTCAGAAACAGTTTGAATTAATTTCCCGCTGCTAAGTCAATACGTGCATGTGTGTTTAAGGAATTATTCACACGTTTCGGTACATACTGACCTTCACCACGAGGGGCTGTTTGGCTTTGTCGTATCGCATTGTCCCAAGTATCTGCTTGTAGATAGCGATGCGCTTCGCGCTCTGCCCATATCTCTTCCTTGCATTTCATTAAGTATGCACGCAGTGGGGTATTGTCCGCTTTTGTCCCTACATAGCGACTGACACGATGTGCCACATCACTATCAGCAACAACGGCACGACTCATGGCGACTTCTTCAGGGGAGACAAACTCAAAACCTTCCATCAGTAACTGCTCGATAGCAGAATCTTGGTCATTTTCCCAGTAGAGGTGATAACCTTCAATCGTACCCATTACGTGCATCTTCAACCGTAACCCACCAAAATCTGACTGACGTTCCCGAGCATCCTCAGGACGTTGGTTCTGTGCGCGAGTGGCTTTAGCAGCAACATGGGCTTTCCCACGAGCAGCCGCAAAGTCTAAACGGGCTGAGTCTTCAGCAGATTCTTGGATTACTTGTGTACCAGCGGACTGGTTTGGTTCATGTGACATAGTGACTCCATTTGATTTTTAAAGAAAGGGCAGACCTGTGGGTTAATTTCGAGTAAAGTAGGACTTCAGAAAGGTTTCTTCCGTATACAGGCCGTCCTCAATGAACTGCCGCATGAGAGCGCGATCAGAAGCTGGAAGATCTCTGGCTGTTCGGCCATTGATGCTGACAGCGCCACTACTACCAGCTCCACCATTCCCACCACCAGAGACACGGCCAGATGCGGCTGGTGCTGCTGTGGTACGGAAGCTACGAGGGAATTCTTCCCGCATCTTCTCCGCAATCATATCCAGGAATTTTCGACCGCGCAAGGTTTCCCCGCCTTGGATCAGCTTATCCCCCAATGCCACTGCGTATGTGCGGAGCTTGTCATTTTCCTTGAACCAGCTATTCCCATCCTCAATCCACTCGTCCAGCAATAGGCTGTCTTGGGGTGCGGGAGGGGGTGCGGAAGCTGCTTTGATCTCAGCTACTGCTGCTTTGGTGCTGGCTTTGAGTGCATCAATCTGATCTTCCAGCTCCAGAGCTTCATCATCTTCCCCGTTGCGAATGGCTTCTTTGTGCTGTAGACGCAGCTGACGTAAAGCGGCCTGGGAATCAGAGTCTTGTTTTACTGCTTGAGTTTTCTGAAACTTCTCAAACTCCGCAGCAGTGCCTTCAAATCGCTCTAACTTTGCCTTGACTGCGGCGAGTTCAGCTTGGAGATTGGTGACAAAGGCGTCCCCGCGTTTATTAAATGTGACCGCATCAGTCCACTGGGATGCCGGCTTTCCTTTTGCAATCCAGGTTGCTTTTGATACCCAACCCTTGCGACTGGCGAGTTCTTCAGCAGCTTGCTCTGCGCTCGGGGCTGGTGGGGCAGGTTTAGTCCCACGCGGAAGGTCTGCGTGAATGTCGTCGTCTTCAGTCCGAAGCTCTGAATTAATCAGGTCGAGTCGAGCGAGTTCTTCATTGATATCTGTCTGGGATCGTGCGGAGGTTCCACCAGCTACTCCTCCTTCCCCTATGATGTGATCTTGTGGCATGGTTCAGTTTCCTTTTGTGTTATGAGTTTCTCCGACGAATTACGACGGAGTAATTGCGCCGAGTTACTCTCCGCTACCTGCCAGCGGAACCAAGTAACTAATAATATCCAAGTCATTTACGAATCGATACTGCTTCCCGTCATGCGGCCCATCGCGGAAGATCCCTGTGTACAGCCCCACCAGCACGCGATCGCCTACTCCGCAGAAATCGGCACACTTGTCACTCCAAGCATCCGGCCCAATCTCTACCACAGTCGCCCAAACTGACTTATTCTTCTCTGCATCCACTGCTTTCGACGGGAGAACGATGCCACTGGCTGTGATTTCCTCCACAGCATCGCAGAGCAACAGCACACGATGACCAGTAGCGCGAAAACCACTCTGGTTTGTAGGTGAAACTCCTTTAGCGCCACGCCATCCATAACACCCTTTAAGGTTTTCAGTAACTAGCTGTGTCATGATGCGCTCCTCCTTCAACAGTTCCACTTAATTCTTCTGGTTGGTAGCTGGCCAGCAACTCCAACACCTTATTTAGCAGGTCAATCCCGCCAAGTGCTTTTGCATTTTGGGCTGCTGTCTGTTCCTGAGTTGCCCCAACATAATGCTCATTTGCCCAGGCTTCCATTGTCTGCTGCTTACTCTCCTTCAGAAACCCCACCAGCTCCATCGTCACTGGGTGCTGCGACCATTCCGCCCGATCCTGTATCGTTACCGCCATGACTCACTCCAATCTTCTTGTGTTCCAATTCCATCTGCCCTACATGGGCGTGTGCTTTTTGGAGTAATTCCAGGGACTTCAACACACCTTCTTGCTCTGCTTTAGCAGCGCCTATCTGAGCATTCAGCATAGCAATATCATGCCCAGTTTGCACGCCTTCGGCTTCGGCCAATTCTTTCTTCGCTTTAGCTTCCCACTCCATAATTCTAGCTTGGTTCACCAGAGCGGTCTGTTTCAGCTCAATGATTTGCAACTGGACACCAGTCTCATGCTCTTTCTGTTTCTGCTGCAACTCCAGCATTTTCAGGTTCGGTGGAGGTGGTAGTGCATTCTTACCTTCTGGGTCAGGGAGCAGTCGATCAATGTCCTCTTCTTCCCAAGCTTCCAGAAATTTCTTCTTCGCCAAATACACATTCATCCCAGGACTTGCCATCGCAAGCTGGAGGGTGTTCTGTGCCTTCGCCCGCCGCTGTGTGGCAGAGATTGCTTCAGGAGAAGCAGCCGGCAACACTAGGAAGTTCTGGTTATCATAGTCATCAGGGGCAACGATTGCGGCTTCACTGGAGGTCAGCAGGGTGAAGAGAGGGGACTGGTGAAAGTATAGTCGGTTCAGTCGATACATAGAGCGGATTTCGTCACGAAAAGCCCTATACATACGAGTGTAGATCCCACTGAACAGCATCATCCCTTGCTCAATTGTGTTCCGACTGGTCTCAGCTGGGGTATTCTGGCCGGGGCTAACACCTGTCATGATGTCAGTTGAGCCACTAATCTTCTCTGCATAGGAGATCAGTAGTCAGAGGAGCTGAAATAACACTGTGGAAGGCTCTTTCGCCGGCAGTGGTACGATGTTGTTCTTTAGGTCAGCCCCGGTAGAATCAACTGGCTTCCATTCACCTGGTGCAAAAGCACTCGTCCCCCCTTTCATCTTCACGCCACGCCCCAAGAAGCCTCCCCCAAGATTGGACATTGTACCTGCGTCAATGAGTTGGTTCAGGGTAGTGTTGACGGCGGCATTGGAAGGTCCAAGGAGCGCACCAAGTCCGTAGTCGTAAAAGCTGCCATCCGGAGACGGGATAAATGTGTACTTAGTGAAATAACGTTCAGGGATAATCCGAATAATATGGTTATCACTAGCAGCGCCCAGCGAATGTATTCGCTTCTCCGCCGCGCTCTTTCTAGCCATAAGCGCAGGGATATCCGTAGCACTTTCCACTGGTGGTGGGCCCTCAGATGGAGTTGGCGAAGTTGGTGTAGTTTTTTGTTTAAGTTCAGCTTCCTTAAGTTCATCCTCAATCCCCTGCAACTGTTGTTCTACTAGACGAACCTGAGCGTCATTGTTACGGATCACATCGCCAGAGTCAAAGTAGCGAGCAACGATGCGGAAGAGCTGCTTAGTGTCACGACGAACTGTTATGATGTACGGCTCCGCATAACCATCACCATCCAAGTCCAGCCATGTGTACTGCTCCAGCATTTCATAGGGCATACTTTCATCATCTGCTGGCTTCTGCAGCCCACTGGCTTCATCTTCCAGTTGCTTTGTAATACCATCAACTCCCATTGTAGGAGGTGCTGCGTTTTCATGGGCTTGGCGAAGAAACACTCCACGACGAATCCGTTCCTGTATGTCGTTCTCGTCCATCAGGATTAAGTGGGTTGCTCGATGCGCTTTTTGCAGATCTTTGCAGAAGTAATCCACTACAAAGTTCTGTGCTGGGACATACTCGGAAATATTAATACCTTCAACGGAGTCGAAGTAAGTTTTTTTGAAGGAAGTCCCAACGATGGAGCAGGCAAACTTACACTTCTCGTCATCACTGAGCCAATTTACATCCTGTTCAGTGAGTTGCAAGCTGATGTGAGAAGAAATCCTCTCCGCTTGCAGCTGCCGGTGCCCCATTGGGTCTTGCCCGAGGACGTCCAGTTTTACTAATTGCTTCCCCTTGGTCATAATTGCAATGCGAGCAAGGAACTGTAACGCAGCAACAGTGATTAAAGGGAATTTTACGTTGGAACAGTTCACCCAAGGGAACGATTTCTCCTCAATCACTTGGAGCGCGAGCTTCATCCCAAGCTCGTTCCGCTGTTCCCAGACTGTGCGAGTGGATAAGTCGATATCATAGCCACGGACAACAGCGATGCCAATTGCGTCGCAGATTTCCTTCGGGAGATCTTCTGCAATGTTAGGGGAGCTGATGAGTGTATGAAGCTGGAGCTTTGGGAGCTTCTCTTTCACTGTCTTGGGGAGGTTAATCATCTTCAGTATCCTGTCGTAGTTGAACGGCCTTGAGAAGCCTTGGGCGTCATGTGCCGTTCAGTAAGTTCATCATCTGTCATAAAGTCTTCTTCATCCAGGATGGGCATATCATCAAACCCCCTGGAGAGTATAGCCGTACTGTCGAACTGATCGTCCAGCACCGCATCACTGTAACCTGTGAATCGAAGCAGCTCAGCTTCATATTCCGCGTACCAGTCTGCTTCCTTGTCGAATAGCATACTCTGGCTCCGCATCCTCTTCCGCAAACTCCTGCCCCTGACTGCTTTGTCCTTGACTGATGGCATTGGGATGCACAGCATGAAGCAGTCTTTTGCCCGCATCTCTTTGTTCAGCATTGGCTCCAGAGCTTTCCAGATCACACCGTCCTCCACGAAGAAACAGATGGGGTCATGCTGCTGCTGGATATCAATCATAGTGTCGATGATTTCCTCTGTATCCCAACGCCCGACCCTCTGATCAATTATAAGCGCAGTGTTCGTTGCTGTCAATCCCCCCACTGTTAAAGATGAGCGGTTTGCTTTATCTGCTTTTGACACAGCGAAGTCCACACCCACAGCGATTTTCATCTCCTTCTGGAAGTCTGCATCCGTCATTCCGAGAAACCAAGGTTGGCGGAGGTAGGCATCACTACTGTCAAATGGGGAATTGAGGTACTCTTGGCTGTAGCCAGGTGCATCGAAGTCCTCAATGTAGCGTTGCCGCACAGCACGTAAGCCTTCTTCGGTGAACTGCTCCGGCCAGAGGATCTCAGCGAAGTCGTCGTAGCTCTTATGGGCCTTGTAGAACAAAACTTTCCACCCACTTTGCTTACGGAACCTCGGGAGGAGGGCATCTTCGTGGAGGACAGTACCGTGAATACGTAGCTTGCCCCCACGACGAAGAGCTGGGATGACGGCTCGATTGAACCACTTACGGAATTTATCTCGACGCTCCTTGTTCTCCACCTGCTCATCGTCTTCCAGATCGTCGCAGATGATTAGACCAGGGCGACCTCCGCGCCACT